AACTGAGCGTTGAACTGAGCCATAGCATTCTGCGCTGCTGCATTACCGCCCATCGCAGCGTTGATGGCACCAGCACCATACTGAGCCGCACCAGTACCTTGTGCTGCTGTTTGGAGGTTAGCCTGCTGCTGTCGTGCCAAGTCTTGCTGCATCAGGTTGGCGCTGGTGTCAAACCCTTGCTGGCGTAGCTGTGCGGACATCTGAGCCGCCTTGTCAGCATAGGCTCGGTTGGTAGCTGCTTCCGCAACTCCTTGGCGTGTACCGCCATAGGCTTTAGCCCTAGTCGCAGCCTCACCCATCTGTTGTACGGCTGCTTGCCGTGCGGCCTCAATGTCACTCAGGTTGTTGGTGATGACTTGATTGGTGTACGGGTTCATGTACTGCCCGATATTGCCCATGTTGCTCTGAGCAGCAGTGACATCAGTGGGTGTGTAGCCAACAGCACCAATCTGGTTGGACAGACCAGCGTTGACGCCGCCTGTGTAGTAAGGGTTGAACTGAGCCGCTTGGTTGGCGTACTCGGCTGCAAGGTTGGTGGTTCCAAGACCTTGACCCGCCAAACCAGTGTTCACCATCTGCTGCTCACCAGCCCGATAGATGGGGTTGAAGTCAGCAAACTCCCTGACAGGTAACGCCGAGGCTACGCCCTGCGCCTGCTGCAAGTTCTGCAGGTAGGCAGCTTTAATTGTGGGATCAATTTGTGTGGTGACTGTCTGGCTTCCGCCGCTTTTGCTCATGGTGTTACTCCAACAGAGATTTCAAACGCTTGGCTGGAATCTTGCCTGCGTTAATTTGTTCGAAAATGTTCGCGCCATACTTCTGCACCGCCTTCTTGCGGATGACGTACTCGCCATTTTCCAGTGCTGCGTAACCATCGTCTGGCCCAGGTGGGTTGTTCATCTGGGGTTTCATTTTGACCATGCCGCCCTTGGCATACTCTCCACCAAAACCCCATTCGCCGCCAGTTTCGCCAGCCATGCCACCATAATCTGAATAATTAGGTCCGGTAAGTCCACCCATACCCGCTGAAGACCCAAGACCGCCTTCGTAGGCACCTGGGTCAATATACCCTTCCGGAAAACCACCAGTATTAACACCAGCAATGTTCCCGCCCAAAATGTCAGCCATTGTCAAACTACCAAGTTGATTTCCGACACTTGTTGCTAGTGTTTGTCCTAAACCTTCAAACCCAAGATTGGATAGGGCTGCTGACAAAGCTGCTTGGTTGTTAATCCCTGCCATACCAGTGCCAGTTGACGTATTCTCTCCACCAGCCGGTGACTCCGCAGTGGTTAACAGGCCACCTCCTGTTGTTGTCGTTGCCGCTGGTGGTTTGTAAACGGCTGGGTTGAAGCCACCAAGGTTGGTGTTGGCGGCTGTCTGCCCAGCTTGGGCTGCATACGCTGGTGACAGTGTGCGTTGAGGCGTCAGCGCCATCAGGGACTGGTACGGGTTAGCCGACTGAGATGCAGCGTTGATTTGCGCCAGCGTAGGCGCGTTCTGCTGAGTTGTGGCTGGCGTGTAGATGTTGCGAAAAGGCGTACCCGTAATGGCTGTGTTGGTCACCTGCGCTGGTGCAAGCTGGGTGCCTGTCACTTGCCTTGGCGTTGTTGGCCTGGTGATGGGCTGGACAGTACCAGTGCGAGTCGTAGTACCTGTCGTAGTACCAGCGTTCCTGGCTGCATTGGCGTTGATTTCCTGCGTTGCCATCCCCTTGAATATGCCAAGTTCAGAGGCGTCAACGTCAGTGCCAAAACGGTCAGCAAAGTATTGAAGCCCTGATGCATCAGGTTCACGCCCCAAGACTGATAGGTACATCTGCCGAATAGCATCATTCGTTGTTGGCGCAGCAGCTCGTTCAGGTTGAGCCGCCACACTGAATGTGGACAACTCAGTAGGGTCAACGTCAGACCCAAACTGAGATGTCCAGTAAGCAATTTCAGAAGCAGATGGTGCTCGTCCCAAGACCCGTTGGTAGGCGTCTGCAATGGACATTCCAGTAGCAGCAGTTGTAGTGGCTCCAGTTCCAGCAGCAGTTGTAGTGGTAGTGTTAGCTGCTGCTGCCGCCTGTTGTGCAGCTAATTGCTGTGCTGCATTTCTAGCTGCATTGGCAGCAACTTCTTCAGCCGCCATGCTCTGGAAAATACCCAACTCAGTGGGGTCAATGGACGTACCGAAACGCTCCGCAAAGTATTGCAAGCCAGAGGCGTCAGGCGCTCTGCCCAGAACTTGCTGGTACATATCCCGCACGGCTGTATTCGTTGGTGCTGCCGCTGCGAGTTCAGGTTGAGCCGCTACGCTGAAGGTTGACAGTTCAACAGGGTCCACGCTGTTACCAAACGTAGACTGCCAGTAGGCAACTTCGTCAGCACTTGGTGTGCGGCCTAAGACTCGCTCGTAGGCGCTCTGGATTGACATATCAGCCATGCTATAACTCCTTGCTCATAATCCACCACTGTGGTGTGTAACCTGTCTTCGCCAGAAAAGTCTTCTGCCATCCCTTGCGTCCAGCTAAAGTGACGCGAGTGCATCCAAGGCTCTTACCCCAAGCCTCGATCATTGGTGACATCAGTTCTAGTTCTTCCATCACGCCTGCTGCTAGAAAATAGTTTAGGCATTTTTGCTGTGGGTGGAGAACAATCTCCGTAACCACCACCGAATTCCGTCCAGGCCAGAATTGCATCTTGGCTTGCTGGACCAGCTCAACGACATCCTCAAATGTGTGAGTGTTCAACGAATATTTTAAGGCTTTTTCAATCTCTGGCCTCAATCTCTCAATATCTGTCATAGTGCCGTTGCCGATAACGCTCCTGCGTTACTCACCACCACACTGTACCTAGTGCCATTTGGTGAGGTCAGTATCAGCTTACTGCTGCTAATCTCAACGTCAGCGTTAGTCTTTCGATTCAGTCGGTCAGCGTTCTCCAGCAGGAAATTACGCTGTGCCTCCATCACTGGCGTATAGACTTGAGGTGGGTGCGGTACGTTGAGAGACATCAGCGTTTCCCGGCTGGCACTGCATCTAGTCGCATAACCCCCACCCGCCAATCACTCAAAGTATCGGCTGTCACCTTCATCTTGACTTGGCGTCCACTAAACCGTGCGTCTGTTGGGTTGGCGCTGGTGAATGGACCGTAGGTTGTCTCTGTGTCGGTTGGATAGAAACGGCTGCTGAAACTGATGTTGACATCCCCAAGGTTGGATTCGTCCGGTATCACCTTGCGAACCTGCATGATCTGCTCGCCATTGCCAATCTCCACCGGACCTGACTCAGCGTAAATTGTCTGTGAGTCATAGGCAAAGCCCACCTCATGCTCGTAGATGTAACCGTCAGCACTGACCATCAACGGGTTGTTGAAGACGCCCTTGTCAACCCCAGCCAGACGCGCCAAGGTGCCTATGGACCAATGATTCTCACGGTAGTTATAGATAACGTAGGAGTCATTCTCGATGCTGGCGCTGCTGGTGTAGAACCACCATATCTCACCGAACTTGGAGTTGTGGACAGCGTAAACCTTGCTGGCCTGCTCCAAGTTGATATTGCTGAACACATAGTCGCCAACGTCAGAAGGTAGTGGCTTGACGTAACCGTCGTAAATCCAGAAACCTGAACGTGACATCCAGATGGCTGCTGTATCAATAGCCGCCACTGCCTGGGGTCCAATCAAGCCGCAGCCAGAGCCAGCCTTCTCAAATGAGAACACGAACGGCTGACCAATGTAGCTGGATGTGTGGACATCAACGTCAGTGAATATCAGGTTGACGCCTCGCACCCGCTTACCTGCCAAGATTGAACCTACAGTGGTCAGCTCAAAGCTGCCTGCTTGGTTATTGGCGGCTGGCGTCCAGGTGGTGTTGTCCTCCTGATCACACCAAGCCACAAGCCGAGGATTACCGCTGGCACCCAAGGCGAACATGAAACGCTCAGAGGTGGTCATCACCGCCGCGCAACTGGTGGGTGCATTGACAATTGCCACTGCCTTGGTTGGCGTTGTGAATCCCAACTGCCACTCAAGCAGTTGACCGTCAGAGTTGCAGCAGCCGACCCAATACTCACCCCAGGTATCCATTGACCAAGTAGCAGCGTTGATGATTGCGCCAGTGTCTGGCCTAGCCACACCATAGGCAAATGCACCATAGTTTCCGTAGCCATAGCCAACTAGCAGTGATGCATCTGCTGCACCAGGTGTGAATATCGTTGGTGTTATTTCCTTCAGCGTCCCCGCCTGGTTCATCACATACAGCTTGGTGTTGGTGCCAGCAACAATCCACCGAGTTGAGCTGTTGTCACGCCAATTGATAATGCCACGGCAGGTGCCTGACATCTGTCCATTAGCCCTCTTGCGCCAGCCGCCAACTGGCCTGAGTGTGTTCTCAAACCACCGAACCAAGTTAGCGCCGAACCACCGACCCATTGATTGGTATTCAGTGCCGTTACGGTAAACGCCTGCTGGTATCTTGAGTGGCATCAGCATATTGATCTTTCAGACAAACTGTCTAGTACCTTGCTTGTCGATAATTAGAGCCTGACCCCTTGGCTTTCCAGCAATGCTGATGTGAGTCCAAGAATCATATTCACGGATGATTTGGTCAAAGGGAAGTTTAGCCGAAATCAGCGCCCTCACCACAGCGTCTGGCGTCATCCCAGGCACCCTAAAGTCACAGGCCAAGCCTTGCCTATGCTGCGAGGTGTCCTTGCTGCCTACGGCATCATTGACTGCCTTGCTGCGGAAGGCTGAGTTAATCATCACAGGCTTGCCGCCAAGTGCTGTCTTCATTGTCTCCAAGAACTCAGCCAGCCGCTGAAGGTTTGCCAGCTCCTGTGCGTTAGGCGTGTTGTCCAGCGTCCTGTGGTCAGTGTGCGTTAGTTCTTCAAAGCTAAAGTGAGGCGTCATTTTTTACTCAGCAAATCTGTTTTGGCCTGGCTTCCGGCGCTGGAGCCAAAGTAGTAAGCAATGATGCCAGTCCAAGCTGTGCCTAGACTGCCCAGCATCATCAGGATGGCGGGGTTGTTGGAGTCAATCTGGTTGAAGAACATCATCACCATGATAGAGAAGAATCCAAGTGTCACGGCACCAGCCAGTATTGGCGGCATCATGGACCTAGTGGCTGACTGCATATCCCTTGCGGATTTCCTATCCTCCACCTCCAGCTTCTCAAAGTTGAGGCCAAGCTCCTGCGCTTGCTTTTGCAGTTCAATCTCAGCAATCTTCACCATTGCAATCTGGTCTGCAGTCAGCTTGTTGCTGCTGATCATGTCTCCCACCTTCTCGGGGTCAACCCCAATGGCCTTGGAGATGGCGCTGACCGCCATACCTGCCAATGGTCCACCAAGTGCAGTGGCAATCGTTGGTGCAATCTGTTTAAGCCAGTCCATTACTTCTTCTCCAACTTGGTGTTGATCACGGCAATCTCTTGTCTGTTGTGCATGATGTCATCTCGGTTCTTTTGGATTTCTTTTTCCAAATCTTGTCTTAGCTTTTCCCTTGCCAGTTCAGCGCCACTGTTGCTGGCTTGCTTGTTGTCACTGGTTACCACCAAGCTGATCTTGCTATTGAGAATAGTGACTTCATGGCTGAGATTTGACAGAGCCGACATCAGATACACAACGCAGCTAAACAGCAGTGGCAGTATTGCAAATGTAGCCTTTTCAATCAATGCGCCTTTATCGTCCGTCATGTGTCCCCCACAAGTTGCCAGGTGAACCAGGCTGTTAAACCAATCACTACAGCCACCAATGCAGCCCACAGGCCAAAGGTCAGGATGTCGTTTATCTCTTTAGCCCTCAATGCCTTGGCCTGAGCCTTCTCTGCTTCTGCCTTCTTGCGCTCAGCCACCATGCGGTTTCGCTCCAGCATCAATGCATTCCAGACGTCATCGTTGCCCGACCAGATCAGCATCTGCTTCAGTTCGTTCTCTGCGTCTTGGAGCTGCTTGAGCTGCATCACCGTCTCAAACGCCACTGCCGTATCGCTCTTGCCAAAGCCCTTTGGCTTCTTCACTGACTCCTTGGCGATGACGTCCTTCGCCTCGAAGAACTTCATCAAGTCGCCACTGATGCCATTGATGTCCTTGCCCATCTTGATGGCAGCTTGTATCCCTTTGATGGCTCCTTGAGCTACAGCAAATGCGGTTAGCGGATCAATCATTTGTCCCGCCTGTTCCACATCTCGAATAGCGTTTTGATCTTGTCCTCCAGAACAGCTACCCGCAGGTCCAACTTTGCCAAGACGATGATCAAGGTGATCAGCGCCAGCAGGATGGGCCATGCTTTTGCGAGGACGTCGAAGAAGTCCACTTCATCTGCCCAGCGTCAGAGATGCGTAAACGATGGCTGACATAGAGACGATCAAGACACCCGTGGTCTTCATAATCACACCCTCAAGCCGCTTGAGCCGAGCATTGATCTGTGCATACCTCTCAGCACAAACGGCTTCGTGGCTCGTCAATCGGATGTCTAGTTCGCTCATGGTGCGTCAGGCCAAGTAATAGTCCAAGGGAATCCAGCCTGTGCTGGGATGTCTCGCAAGGCTTGGCAGTAATCTTTCCACGCCTGTGAAGGTGTCATATCACTGCGAAACCGCCAATCA